CTTGCGTCGTGCTACGTTGTCCAAATGGCTCATCACTGTCCTTTCACTTCGGCCACAACGGCCTAACCCTTCACTGAACGCGGACCCGTCACTGCGTGCCGGTCCGCTTTAGTTCAAGCGTTAGGCCCTCAAGGCAAGCGAACAAAAGTCGGCGCCGGGTACGGGACCGTTTTCCAGCCGATCCATTGCTTGTCGGGTGGGCTCTGCGCTTCGTTGTCCTTGTGGCCCAGAATCTGGTAGTCCGTTTCCAGGACCACATCGCCATAGCTGCGCAGCACTTTGCCGCCTTTTTCAATCAGGGTGTGGTAATACTCGGTCATTGCGTTTCTCCACCAACGGGCCTAACCCGTCGCTCAAGGCCGACCGCAAACGGCGGTCACGTTGTCTCTGTGGCTACAGCCCGGCGCCGTTTGCGTCGGCCGTAGCTCCCACGTTATGCAGCACCAACAGCCGCGTCCCACTCGCGCCGCAGCTTGTCCAGAATCTCGGCGTCGTGTGTGCTGATCGGCTGACCCACGCGCTGCGCGAGATTGAAGGCCACATTGCCAAGCTGGCCGCCCACAGCCTTAGTGGCAGCGTGTCGCTTGTCGCAGCCGGCAATCGCCAGCGCCTCAACGCGCTGCGCAAACGCATGTACGGTGCGCCCGGTCGGTGCGCCTTCGGGAGCGCCGCGCGTTACGTCGCGCCATTCTCTGTTCGCAGTTTTCCTGTCCATCTTCCATCTCCTGTAGTGCGCCACCAGGGCGCTGCATAACTGCCCGGTCGGCGCGACGCCCTACGGCTGCGCCTACGGTCGCGCGGAACCTATTCGTTAGCCGCCACTGCGCTGGTGCCGGCCAAGTAATCGCGCCGACTCACGCGCCACGCGCCCACGATCACAATGCGTCGCTTCTTGGCCCGTGACTCTGCCGCGAACTTGCCCAGCGAACCGGCCACGAAGACATTGGCGTGCATGCCGTCGATCAGCAGGTGCACCAAGTAGTGCGGGCCGAGCCTACGCAGAATCCAGGCAATCAATTCGCACTCCCTTGGGTCTTGGCGATGGCTGCGCCGCCTTCGACCTTCTTGAACTCGACCACCCACACCCAGGGGTTCGCGCCCCAGGAGCCGGGGCCGTTGATCGACTCCCACAGATCGCGGTAGGCGGACGATGCCGTGGCCATCTGCTTCAAGCCGCTGACTGCATGTGGGCCTCCCCAGAAGTAGCCGTTGTGATTCATGGTGCAGCCTTCGGCCTGGGCATCCGCCTCGCTGATGTCCTGCAGCCGCTCGACGCGCACGCCGGCGACCTCCAGGGTGATGCGGCTGGCGGCGCGTGGCATGTGGATGGCCGGCGTCCAACGCTTCTTCACGCCCAGGGTGTCGCCCAAGCGGTCGCCGTGGGAGTAGGTTGCGCGGTAGTCGGTCTCGATCCAGGGCTGCGTCTGGCCGTCGATCTTGGCGAAGGTCTCGCGCACCCACAGCCGGTCGCCGGGCTGGCCGTAGGGGCACCGAACAGGCGGAAGCGTCGGGCTAAATGCTTGGTACACCGCCCCGCGCACCCTGATCGACAACCCGCCTCGGTTGAAGTCCAGCAACTCGCATGGCTGGTCTCGCATGGCCCGGCGCGTCTGCGTCTTCGTGCCGGCCAGGATCGCGCGCACCATCGGCGCGCTGAAAAGGATGGGGCGCTCTTTCATGGCTGGCCTTTCAGGGTGGCGCGCTCGGCTGGCGTGGGGTGGGTGGCGGCCAGCTTGCGCACAAGGCCCTCCAGTTGATCGACTCGCGCCGTGTCTTCGACGGTCACGTCCAGACGATCCAGCAGGATCAGCGCGAGGTCTGCATCGGCGTTGCCAGTCCAGCCAACAGCGGGCACCGGCTCTTGTGCGGGCGGGTGGGCGGCGAGCATCAGGTCAGCGGCAAACAGCGCAAGCTGGTCGCGGGCGCTCCCATGGTCGGCGTAGGCCCCGGCGCTGTATTCCGCCATCTCTTCGTCAATGCGCGCCTTCAGCCAGTCTTGCGCCACCGGCCCGGCCTCGGTCTTGCTCATGATGCTCTCCGTTCTTCGTTGGCGGCCATCTGCGCCAGGTGCCACACGCTGGGGATTCGCGGCGCTGGCGGGGTCCATGTGTTGCCCTCGAGCCACTGGCGGCCGGGGGCCTTGTTTGCTGCGGTCTTCGCTGCTGCCTCCACATGGGCCAGCATCTCGGCTTCGTGCTCGGCTGCGGTGAACAGCGTCTGCCGGTCTACGGTCTGCCGCTTGACCACCTCGCCCGATTTGCGCAGGGCTATGAGAATCTTGAATCCCCGGTCATGCTTGATGCCGGCCTCGTCCAGCAGCGTGCGGCGCTCAATCCCCTGCGGGTACTGACGCGCGACCCGCAGGATGGCCGCGCAAGCTTCGCGGGCGGCGGCTTGCAGGTCAACGGTGCAGCGCTCCATGACGTGCCCGCGCCGGCCGCATTTGGTGCAGCGCAGGCCCATCACGCCACCTCCAGCGCATCGACGGCGGCGAACCAGCGGGCCCACCACTCCGGGCCCATCTTGGGGTTCGTGGGGAAGCGGCTCGCGCGGGCTTCGGCGGCCAGGGCGCGCAGGGTGTCGGCGGGCGTGGGCTCAGCTGTCAAGGATTCCTTGACGGCTGCCAGGGCAGGGGCCGCAACCACGGGCGCGGGTGCTGGGGTCGGAGCCGGCGCCGCTGCCGCGGCCACAGCTGGGGCTGCCAGGCGCGCAGCCTCTTCGGCCTGCTGCCGCCGCAGCGCCTGCTGGCGCGCTTCTTCCTCGCGCCGGGCCTGCTCGGCAGCCGCCGCGATGCGCGCCTCCTCGTCGGCCTTGCGCTTGGCCTCCTTCGCTGCCTCGGCCGCCTTGTGCGTGGCGATGCGCGACACCACCAGCGCCTTGAAGTCGTCGGCTGCCTTGTGCACCACCTGGCCCAGGTCGGCGAACAGGAACTCGAAGCCCGCGGCCTCGGAGTGGAAGGTGGCCACGTTCGCGCGGATGGCGCGCGCATCGGCCTCGGCCGCGATCTTGGCCGTGGCCAGGAGACCGTCGAGCTTGTCCTGCATGCTGGCCACGCTCTTCAGGCCCTTGATGCAGCCGGCGAAGTCGGCCACCGGCACCGGCACGCGCGTGGGCGCGATCTCGGCGTTGAGCTGGGCGATGTGCTGGTCCAGCGCGCGGCGGGCCTTGGCGACGGCCTCTTCCTTCACCTCGCCCTTGCGGCGCGTCACCAGCTTGTCCAGATCCAGGCGCACGGTGCGCGCCTCGCCGCTGATTTCGTCGATGGCGCGGAACAGCGCCTCGATGCTGGTGGTCTGGCTGAGCGCGTGCTCCTTCGCAGCCTTCAGCCGGCTCTCCACGTCGGCGCACCACTTCACGGCCTTCTCGGCGTCGGCGAAGTCCTGATCGGTGGCCAGATTGCGGTTCACGCTGCGGATCGCGCCCAGGGCCGTGGCCTTGAACTCGGCCAGGTTGCTGGCGGTGACGGCGCCGGTCACCTCGATGCGCAGGGCCGGCAGCATGTCGGGGGCCTTGCCCACCGGTGCCGGCGCGGCGGCCTCGGGCAGCACGTAGGCGGCCAGGTCGCGCTCGAACTGCGCCCAGCCGGCCAGGATCTCGCCGCGCAACACCTCGTCGGGGTAGTACCAGCAGCTTCGCTCGTCGACCAGCTCGCCCTCGGCCGTCCACTCGGTGGCCATGAACAGGATGCGCGAGGCGCCGCTGATGTGCAGCTGCTGCTCCATCTGCACGCGGTGGTAGAGCGGCAACTGCTGGCCGGGGTAGGTGTCGTCGCCGCCCACCAGCTTGTCGATCACGGCGAAGGCCGCGCGGATGTCGGCGTTCAGGGCCTTGTGCTCGAAGCCCTCGGACTCGTCGAGCGTCAGCCCGTCGAAGCTGGCCGAGAGCCGGCCCAGGCTGCCCGTCACCGGGTAGAGCTCGTCGCCGATGATCTTCTCGGCCAGCGGCCGGGCCAGCGCTTCGGCGCGGTGGCCGTTGTCGAAGCGCTTCTGCGTGGCCACGTCGACCTCGGCGGCCACGCCAGTGTGCAGCTCGCGCAGCAGCTCGGCGCGGGTCTTGTACGGGCTGCAGCCCATCATGGCTGGCGCGTCGCTGGCGTTGAAGTGCTGCGCGCGGTAGGCCAGCCACTCGGGGCTGCCCTGGGTGAGCTGGTGCGTGATCATTGCTGCACCCCTTCGGCGGCTTCCATGTCGGCCACGAAGTCGTCGTGCGCGCCGGCCGGCGGCAGGGGCGGATCAGCCGGGCGCGGCTTCAGCGACAGCACAGCGGCCTTCTGTTCCTCGGTGAACTGCGCCTTCGTGCTCAGCGTGGCCAGCAGGGCCTGCGCCGTTTTCTTGCCGTCGGCCACGAGCTTCGTCCAGGCCGGCAGGTTCTTCTCGAAGTCGGCCATGGCGTAGAAGGGCAGCTCGGCCGCACGCGGCGCCGGCGCGGGGGAGGGCGTGGCCGCAGCATCGACGGCCGCATCAGCCAGGCCATCGGCCAGCTCGTCGACCGTGTAGACGCCCAGGATGGCGCCCGGGCAGTAGGCGCGTGCCCAGTTCTTGATCTGCAGGTAGCCCAGCTGCTGTTTCGGGTTCGTCTTCCACAGCGGGCTGTTCTTCGTGGTGGGCGCGTTGATGCTCAGCCACTCGCCGAACGTCACCTTGGCCTGGCGGCGCAGCACGAAGCCGACGCGGCACTCCAGGCTGTTGCCCTCGCCGCGGTACTCGTAGACCGGCGCACCGCGCACGGCGCCGCTGTTCTGCACCACGGCGTTGACCAGCTGCGCCTCGTAGCCCAGCGTCCCGTTCACGATGTGCGTCTTCTGCGCCACCGCGAAGGGGTTCATATTCCACAGCATCGCCTGCGTGACGATGGCCAGGCAGTCGCCGACGTTGCCCACCAGGTGCTTGGGGATCGTCAGCCGGGCCTCGGCCATCTGGGTGGCCAGCGTCAGCGCCTTGTCGAGGTTGTTCCCCTCCATCATGTAGCGCGGGCTGTAATCGCCCTGCAGCAGGCGGTCGAGTTCGCTGGCCGACTGCGCGTGCACAGCGGCGGCCAGGGGTTGAAGTGCGTGGGGTGCGTTCACAGGGTCTCCAGTGGGGTGAGGGTTCAGCGGAAGAGCGCCTGCCACAGCGCGGTGAGCACCGCGGCGGCAGAGGCGGCGAAGATGGCGAAGACCAGGCGGCCCTCGGCCTTGGTCATCGGGGGGCGGCGCGGCTCGTCGCCCGTGTCGGCGCAGCCTTCGGTGCCGTGCTGCGGGTGCGGATGCGTGTCGTGCCAGCGCCGGCTGGCCGCGCGCTCGTCGGCGATCTGGCGCTGCAGGGCCGGCAGCTCGGTGGGTTCGATCTCGATCACAGCGAGGCTCCGATCAGCAGGCCGATGAGGACGCAGGCGGCAACGCACACGGCGGCGCGCAGCACAGCCCGCGACGGCGCGGGGTGGAAGGTGATGGGGTTGGCGTGCTCGCGCGGCCAGGCTTCGGCCAAAGTGCGCGGGTAGCGTCGGGTGGTGGGGAAGCTCACGAAGCCACCTTCGGCAGCTTGTCCAGCTCGCTCTGCAGCTGGCCGATCAGGTGGGCCTTCGCCAGCTGCTCGCGCCACTGGGTGTGGTCGTCGCTGTAGGCGTAGGCCGGATCGAAGCCGATGCGGGCCTGGTCGAGCTGGGCCTGCAGCTCCGCGCGGCGCTCTTCGGTGGCCTGGGCGGCCATCGGCTTGTAGTGGGCGGCGGCCTTGGCCTGCTCAGCGGCGCGGCGTGCCTTGATGCCGTTCGCAATGTTCTGCAGCTCGTGCTGCAGGGCCTGCGGGGCGAAGGTGGTTTGCACTGTTGCTCTCCCGGCGCCGCGGAAGTGCAGCGCATGGGAAGCAGTATCGGACGCGATACGCCACAAGTCAAGCATCGTTTACTGGTCTAGGGTAAACACCTACGCAAATGCCGCCCCATGAAGAGGGTGGCGAGACCATGGCGCCGTTGGGGTATAAATGTCAGTACCAAAAAACAGGGAGACCCATGAACAGCGCGGCATGGAGGTTTGGCCCCTCGTCTGCATGTGAGATGTGGGGGGAAAGCGGCCTTGCGGTCATCCGCACCGAGGGCATCGTCACTTCGGACACAGCGGCGGCCGTGCTGGCAAGCTGCCAGGCCACGGTGACGGATTGGGCCAGCGATGGCCTGATGGCCGACTACGTGCAGGCCAGGCTGGACATCGAGCCGGATAGGCTGATGCGGAGCGCCCTGGAGATCATGGAGCGCGGGGATCGCAGGCTTGCGCTACCGACCGCGCTGCTGGTGCGGGCCGATGACTTGCCGATGTGGCGCGGCTATGCGCGCCTGATGGCGCAGGGCGGGGTGCTGCGGGGTGTCTTCACCGACCATCACGCGGCACTGGCCTGGACGAGACGACAGGCCGCGATCTTCAGCGCGGATCGTCTGAGTCGAAGCCGATCATCTGCACGATGAGGGCATAGGCCCTATCGCGCCGGATGCCTTCGAGCTGATCGAACAGCCGGCCGATTTCCACGGCTTTGGGTGATAGCCCCATGCGTTCCAGCATGAGCAAGGGCCGGGGCTCGCCTTCGCCTGTTGCAAGCCAATCGTGATCGACCTGCATCACGCGCGCAGCAATGGCTGAGTTCGGCGCGTCAAGGTAGCGGCTGCGCCCGCCCAGCAGCGCATTGATCGTCGCTTTGGTGACACCGATCCGCGCCGCTATCTCCGTCTGTTTGTCTATGCCGCAGAGCCGCATAGCCTCCGCAAAGCGACGTGCGTAGTCGCTTGCACCTTCGCGCGCCTCGGTAGCCATGGCCCGACTATGCGCTGCGGGGTAAACCGTGCTTGACTTCATGCGGTATGGCTTGCGATACTCGGCGCATGACCAAGACCGAAGCAATTGCATTGTTTGGCACGCGGCCCATTGACTTGGCCCGCGCTGTCGGTGTCAGCAAGCAGGCCATCAACAACTGGGGCGACACGCTCACCCGGCTGCAGGAGGCCCAGGTTCTGGCCGAGCTCTGGCGACGGCAGAACGCGCCGAAGCCCGCGACGGACCCGGCCGCGGAGCCCGCAGCCGAAGTGCGGCAGGCGGCCTGACCCATGGCCCGCGCGCAAGTCACGCACAGCCAGGATGCGGTGCAGATCACCTTCGACGGCGACAAGCGCCGGCCGGAGCCGACCACCGCCGTCATCCAGTTCCCCGGCGGCCACGTCGAGGTCAGCCGGTGCAGCGATGGCACCTACTGCGCCCACCTCTCGGTGGTGGGCTCCGCAAACATCGTCGACAGCCGCGTCGACTACGCCCCAGGCACCAGCCGCGACGTGCGGTCCCTGCCTGACGGCGATCTCGTCACCAAGGTGGCCCTGCGCGTCTCCAACGCCGTGCCGCACTTCAACCCGGACGCCTGAACCATGCCGCGCATCCCCTTCGAGATCCAGCCCGGCAGCGGCTGCCCCGGCGGCGTCGTCGAGAAAGGCCCGCGCGCCGGCAAGGCCCTGCCGATGTGCACTACCTGCAACCGCCTGGGCGGCAAAGAGCTGCAGCCCGCGGTGACGATCACGCGCGGCTTCGTGGAGTGCTGCAACTTTCTGGAGCTGGGTGGGCATGCCGGCATGGTCGCCGGTGGTGCCACCGGCCGCGAGACTGCTGATCGTGGGGCTGCAGTTGCTGCCAGCACTCCGATGGGGGAGGGCTGAACCGTGACCTTCACCGATTCACCAATCCCCGCGGGAGATACCGCGCCGGCGCGCACGATTCGCCTGGGCGACCAGTGGCTGACCACCGAGCTGACCGTGCTCCGCGAGCTGTATGGCACCGGTGGCGCGCAGGCCGTGCACCAGCGCCTGCCGCACCGCAGCTTGGCTTCCATTCGCGCCAAGGCTGCAGCCGAGGGTGTGCGCGGCGTTCGGCAGAGCACGCTGGGCAAGCGCTTTGCGCGCATCTACCCGCAGCGCGACGACATAGACATGGCCGTGCGCGAGGGCTACATCCACGCGAAGGCCAAGGGCGACATCAAGGCGCTGGCCGAGCGCTTGGGCCGGCCGGGTTGGTGGGTGCAGAAGCGCGCCGCACAGCTGGGCGTCACTCGCACCAACACCACGCGCCTGGACTCGTGGATGAAGCCCGAGCTTGAGATTCTGGAGCTGTACGCGGCGGCTGGCCTGGACGTCATTGCGAAGAAGCTGCGGGAGGCCGGTTACCGGCGTACGCCCACGGCCATCGCTGTGCAGCTCAAGCGCCGGCAGATCGATCGCACCGACCCCGACCGGTGGAGCGCCACGCAGCTGGCGCCACTGTTTGGCGTCAACCCCAGCACCGTGGCGGACTGGATCGAGCGGCGCGGCCTCCCGGCGAAGAAGTCGGGGCAGGGCATACGCGCTGCGCAGTTGTGCCACCGCAAAGACATCCGCCGATGGATCGCCGCAAACCCGGGCCGCGTGGACCTTCGGCGCGTGGATCAGGCTTGGTTCTGGGATGTGATGTTCGGGGTGGTTGCGTGAACTACTTCGAGCTGCACGTCGGCGACTACGACAAGGCCACAGCGCACCTGACCGGCTGCGAAGACGGGATGTATGGCCGCCTGCTGCGCCGCTACTACGACACCGAGGCGCCGCTGTGCGCTGACCTGAAGGCGCTTCAGCGCTTCGTCCGTGCTCGCTCGAAAGAGGAGCAGCAGGCCGTGCAGACGGTGCTGGAGGAGTTCTTCGTGCTGGAGGCCGATGGCTGGCATCACAAGCGCTGCGATGCTGAGATCCAGCGGTATCGCGACAAGAGCCAGAAGGCCCGGGACAGCGTATCGAAGCGGTGGGCGAAGCGTGATGCCGAGGCACTGCCAACGCACAACGAAGGCAGTACGGAGTCGGTACGACCGGCATACGAACGTATTACGGACGATATACACCGCGCGCCCGTCCCCAGACACCAGACACCAGACACCACTCTTGTACCCAAGGTACAGAGGGTGAGCGCGAAGGGTTCGCGCCTCCCCCAAGGCTGGACCCCTGAACCGGTGCACATGGCCTTCGCAGAGAGCCTGGGCCTGCGCAACGGCAGGGCCGCCGCCGAGTTGGAGAAGTTCCGCGACTACTGGGCCGCACAGCCCGGGCAGAAGGGCGTGAAGACCGACTGGCCAGCCACGTGGCGCAACTGGGTGCGCCGCGCCGTGGAGGCCACCGCTGGCAAGCCCGCGGCCCAGGGCGTCGACTTCGAGGGAGTGCACTGATGCGCGGCCATGAAGCCATCCGGGCCATGCGCATGGTGGGCGCCGCGCCGTCCTGCGTCTGGCTGCACGACGTGCCGGCCTACACCGAGCACACCAGCCCGGGCAAGGGCTGGCAGCTCAGCACGAGCCAGGCCCAGGTCGAGGTGCTGGAGACCGAAGCCGCGCGCCGGCTGGACCTTCGCTTCGCTGCGGAGATGACCCTGTGGGTGCACACGCGCAGCGCTGCCCGGCTGCAGGCCTTGCAGGCCGCGGCGAAGGAGAGCGGCGTGGCCCGGGTGCTGGGCGTGCTGCTGCAGGGCGAGGGCGAGGCCACCACCGTGGCCGCGATGACCGACACCGAGGGCGTGTTCGCCTGGGGAGAGCCGCATGGCCAAGCTGCTGCCTGACAGCATCGACTTCGCGGCCTACGAGCGCGAGACCGAGTGCCAGATCCTGGTCCGCAAGGCCAGCCTGTTCGCCGAAGACCTGGACGCCGAGTTCGAGCCCAGCACACGCCGCCGCGCGCCGGCCATGCGCAGCACGAAGCTGGCCCACGCCATTGAGTTCCGCCCCGGTGAGGTGACGGTCTGGGCCGGCTACAACGGCCACCGCAAGAGCATGTTCACCGGCCAGGTGCAGCTCGACCTGTGCGACCAGCACGAGCGCGTGCTCTCCATGAGCCTGGAGATGCCGCCCAGCAAAACCCTGGGCCGCATGTGCCGGCAGGCTTGCGCCACCGACATTCCGACGCGCGAGCGCCGCGGCCAGTTCATGCGCTGGACCGATGGCCGGCTCTGGCTGTTCGACCACATCGGCCGGCTCACGCCCGAGCGCTGCCTCGCGGTGCTGCGCTACTTCGCCGACGAGCTGAAGGGCGGGCACGTCTTCATCGACAGCTTCATGAAGGTGGTCGAGAGCGAGGAGATCATGGACCAGCAGAAGGCCATGATCGGCAACCTCTGCGACGTGGCCAAGGAAACCGGCCTGCACGTCCACCTGATCGCGCACTGCCGCAAGCCCGCCGGCGGCAGCGAGGACAAGCCGCCCACGAAGTACGACATCAAGGGCAGCGGCGCCATCAGCGACCAGGCGCACAACGTGATCCTGGTCTGGGACAACAAGCCCAAGCGCACCGAGCTGGCCAAGGCCGCGCCGAACCCCGACGTGCACCGCCAGCCCGACTTCATGGTGGTACTGGACAAGCAGCGCAACGGCAGCGTGGAGGGCAAGTTCGGCCTGTCCTTCGACCCGCGCTCGCTGCGCTTCATCGACAGCGACAACGCGCCCATCGACGCCTACGACATGGAGGGCGCGTGATGCCCGAGCTGACCGATCAAGACCTCGGCCCGCTGGCGGCCGAAGCCACGCCCGAAGCCCGGGCCCGCATGGAGGAGCGGCGCGAGCTGTTCCGCATCGCAGCGCAGAGCGCGCTGGACCGCAGCAACGGCGGCAGGACGCTGACGCCCGACGCGCGCCGCTGGGCCACCAGCTGGGCCCGCGTGAAGCCGCTGGGCCGGCCGCTTTCGACAGGAGCAACCTCGTGACCATCTTCGCCATCGACCCCGGCACAACGCAGAGCGGCTGGGTCTTGTTCAACGGCTCCGGCGTCATCGACAGCGGCGTGCACGACAACCACGACGTGCTGCAGTGGGTGAAGGCCGGGCAGGGCGCTGATCTGCTCGCCATCGAGATGATCGCCGGCATGGGCATGACCGTGGGGCAGACCACCTTCGAGACCGTGCGCTGGATCGGCCGCTTCCAGCAGGCCTGGAAAGACCCCGAGGCCGTGAAGCTGGTCTATCGGCGCCAGGTCAAGCAGCACCTGTGCGGCAACCAGCAGGCCAAGGACAAGAACATTCGCACCGCGCTGCTGGACAAATTCCCGAGCACTGGGGGCGGCAAGGTGCCGCAGGTTGGTGTCAAGGGCAAGCCTGGCCCGCTGTACGGCGTCAGCACGCACGCATGGTCAGCGCTGGCGGTCGCCATGACGGCAGGCGCAGCATGAACGGCGTCGACATCCACCGCGCGCACGGCCAAGGGCCCGGCCGCGGGAATCACAAGCCCCGGCCCGACAGCCTGCGCCAGAAGCTGCGCGGGTGGTTTGAAGCGAACCCGGGCGAGCTGCTCAGCATGGACGACATCGCGGCGCGCTTCGACGTCACCCGCGCTGCAGCCGCCAGCGCCGTCGAGACGCTGCGCGCAGAGGGCTTGGTCTACAGCGCCGTGATGGTCGGCCTGGACCCGGAGCGGGGGAGGTGACTGTGGTTTGTAAGCCGATCGGCCCCGGCAACTGGACGCCCATGCTCTTGACCTACGCGGGGCCACAGCTCGCACCGTTCACCGTCGCCGTGGGCGAGCGCTTCACCCTGGGCACTGTGACGTGGCGGATCTGTGAGGTGAGACCATGAAGCAAACCCTTTTCATGCTGGCCGCGGCGCTGCTGTTCCTGGCGGGCTGCGGTGGCGGCGACCCCGACGAGCCAGCCCAGGCCAACCCGCCCGACTGCAAAGCGCGCCCGGAGCTCTGCAGATGAATCTCGAAGGGCGCCAAGCCGTGTGCGACGGGAAACGCCAGCTCGGCGACTTTCCATCCGCCCGCGACTTCGCCACCCTGTGCAGCCGCAACACCGGCGCGCGCATGCAGCCCTACCGCTGCCGGCACTGCCGCTTCTGGCACATCGGAGAGCACATCGGCCCCAAGCACTTGAAACGACGCCCAGCCCGCCGCAGCCAAGACCTGGAGAAGCCATGACCACCGTACCCGTCAACAAGCGCAAGCGCGACTGGTTCATGGTCATCCGCACCCTGATGAACCACAAGATCAGCATGGCCGACATTGCTCGCGCCACCGGCCGCAACCTGGGCGCCGTGAAGCACTGGCAGGCCGGCGGCGAGCCCAAAGAATCCGACGCCCGCATCGTGCTGGCCATGCTGGCGAAGGTCAGCCCCGAGGACTACATGAGACTGCAGAAGCCCTACGAGATCCGCGTGGAGGTCGAGAACGTCACCCAGCCGGGCGAGCAGCGCCGGCTTTCGTTTGTGGAGGTGAAGTGAGCAGGCCCCCAGCGTTGACCCCGGAGCAGCAGGAAGAGGTTCGCCGCCGCTTGGCCGGGGGCGAAGGTGTCCGCGCGCTTGCCAGAGAGTTCAAGGTGGGTGATGCCACGATTCGGCGCCTTTCGGCGCATTCGGCGCAGATTCGGCAGGTCGCCGAAACGGTGGCCGCCGCTCAGACTGCGCTGGCCGCTTTGCCTATGCCGCAGCAGCACGCGGCGCTGTCACTGGCCGAGAAGCTGCGCAGCATCAGCATGAGCTACGCCAGCGCGGCCGAGCTGGGTGCCAAGACTGCGCACCGGTTCCACGCCCTCGCCAACTCCGAAGCGCAGAAAGTGGACGACATCAACCCGCTGTCGCCTGAGTCAATGGAGGCGATGAAGGGCATCGCAGTGCTGACAAAGCTGGGCAATGAGGCGTTGGTGCCGGCGTCCAACCTGCTCGCGGCTAACAAGGACACGGTGCAGAAGCTCAACAGCGAGCGGCCCGAGGACAAGCCGCCGCCCGTCCGGGAGCGGCTGAGCCTGGCCGACTGGAAGAAAGCGCACGGGCTGGCCTGATGTGGACCCCGCAGAAGGGCGCCCAGGAGATCGCCTGGAGCGCGGACTGGTGCGAAGACCTGTTCTACGGCGGCGAGCGCGGGGGCGGCAAGTCCGACCTGCAGATCGGCTTCCAGGAGGACGGCGCGCTCACCTACGGCAAGCACTGGCGCGGGATCATGTTCCGCAAGACCTTCCCCGAGCTGGAGGAGCTGCAGGCTCGCGCGATGGAGGTCTTCCCGGGCGAGGGCGCCGTGTTCAAGACCCAGACGAGCGCCGAGTTCCCGTTCTCCTCGTGCTGGTACTGGCCGAACGGCGCCAGCGTGAAGATGCGCTACATCGAGGCCGACAAGGACTACGGGCGCTACCACGGGCACCAGTACACCGGCATCAGCTTCGATGAGGTGACGGAGTACGCCACCCCGGCCGGCCTGCTGAAGATGCTGTCGACCCTGCGCAGTGCGCACGGGGTGCCCTGCCGGGTGCGGCTGACCGGCAACCCGGGCGGCATCGGGCATGTGTGGGTGAAGCAGCGCTACATCACCGCGGCGCCGCCGCTGACGCCCTACACCGACCCGCAGACGGGCTTCACGCGCATGTTCGTGCCCTCGCGCATGGCGGACAACCAGATCCTGATGCGCAACGACCCGGGCTACAGGAACCGCATCCTGGCGGCCACGGGCGGAAGCGAGGCGCTGCGCAAGGCCTGGCTGGATGGCAACTGGGACATCGTGGCCGGCGCTTTCTTCGACAACATCACGCCCGCGATGTACTTGCCCGCCGGCTGGGCGCCGCCGAAGGCCTGGACGCGCTACCGCAGCATGGACTGGGGCAGCGCGCGGCCGTTCTCGGTGGGCTGGTGGGCCATTGCCGACGATGACCATTGGGCGCCGACGCCGGAGGGCGAGGTGCTGTTGCCCCGCGGCTCGATCGTGCGTTACCGCGAGTGGTACGGCTGCAAGCCAGACGAGCCCAACACCGGCCTGAAGCTGGACGCCGAAGAGGTGGGCCGCGGCATCAAGACGCGGGAGGCCGGCGAAGCCGTCGACGAGCAGCTGTCGGTGGCCGACCCAAGCATGTGGAAGGAGGACGGCGGCCCGAGCATCGCGGAGCGGATGATCAAGGCGCTGCCGAACCTGGGCGGGCCGCGCTTCCGGCCGGCGGACAACAGCCGCGTGCCAGGCTGGCAGCAGGTTCGCGCCCGCATCAATGGCGAGGACGGCCGGCCCTGGCTCTACGTCACTGGCAACTGCCTGGACTGGCGCCGCACCGTGCCGGCCCTGCAGCACGACAAGAACCGCATCGAGGACGTGGACACGGACGGCGAAGACCACGCGGGCGACGACACGCGCTACGCCTGCATGGCACGGCCCATCTCGCGCGTGCCCAAGCCGCGCCAGCTCAGCGGCCCCAAGCCTTTCACGCTGGATTGGGTGATGTCGCAGAAATAGGCGGAAAACCAAAGGCGGCGAGCGGCGTAATGGTCGCCATGATCGAAGCCGCCAACGTCCACCCGAACTACCTCGGTCGCCAGAGCATCAAGGCCGAAGACCTGCGCCGCGTGAGCGAGCCGTGTGTGGTCTTCGAGCATGAATGGCTCGATGACGGCGGCTCGCGTTGCTTCGCGTTCACCGTGGGCGGGTGGCTGGATGGCCGACCGCTGGGCGGGCTGCAAGGCGGCGTGACCGTGGGCGGCGAGGTGATGATCGTCCACGCCGACAGCCTGGACGCTGCCAAGCAGCTGGCCGCGCTGGGCCTGCAAGACACCATCTCGGCGCTGGACGGCGAAGAGCAGGCCTACATTGACGCGCACGCCGCGCTGGCCCGGCTGTCCCAAGTCTCGCCGCTGGTGCGCATGGACAAGGCCGCCGCTGCGCCGGCCGACAAGTCCGACGCCTTCGAGGCCGACTCGGCCGCCATCCGCAAGCTGCGGGGTGATGACATCTTGCTGACCGCCGGGGGCGTGGAGACGCCGCCCGCCTGAGTTCCCTCGGGCGGTGCGGCCCGTTGCTTCGCACCCGGCTTGCAGGGCCGTTCTCTGCCGCGTCACAAGGAACGCATCATGGCTCTGAAGATCACTTCCCTCGGCACCTCTGCGAACACTACGCAGGCCATCAACATCACGGGCAGCACCAACGCCACGCCCATCGTGGCGACGTTCACCGCGGGCCACGGCCTGACGGACGGCAAGCGCCTTGCCATCTCTGGCGTCACCGGCAACACCAACGCCAACGGCATCTGGACGCTGCAGTTCACGGGCGCCAACACGGCTCGCCTGCTGGGCTCGGTGGGCAACGGCACGCACGGCGGCACCGTCCGCGTGGGTGTGGTCAACGATGCCACCCCGCTGATGAAGGGCCACTCGGCCGCGTTCCGCCTGACCGGCAACCATGTCGGCGTGGTGGACCTGGAGGTGTACGGCAGCTACGCCGACTTCGCGGCCGGCGCCAACACCGAAGGCATGACGGCGCCCATCGCGCTGGGCACTGGCGTCACGAACTCTGCCGGTGGCGTGAGCACCCCGGCCAAAAGCACGATCACCACGGCTGCGACGAACCCCAGCTTCACGGCTGAGCTGTCGTTGCCGCTGATCATGCGCGTGGTGCCGACCACGGCCACCAGCGGCACGCTGTCGGCCGTCATCGAGGCCTGATCGGCTCATGATCCAAGCCCCGGCCTCCACTCCTGAAGCGGCGCCCGGCAGCGCCAAGCCTGCACGCGAAATCAGCGAGCAGGACAAGGCGCTGTCGCGCAGTCTGCAGAAGGAGATCGAGGCCGGGCTCAAGGATCGGGACGGCGACTTCAAGCGCTTTGCCCACAACCGCCAGTTGCTGCGCGGCATCGACCCGGAGACGGGGCAGAAGATGCGCACCAACCTGCACTTCGGCAACCTGGCGGCGATGCGGCCGCAGGTCTACGCCAAAGACCCAGAGTTCACCGTGCAGCCCACGCGCGGCGTCACGGATCAGCGCATGCCCGCGGTGCGGGCCTTCGGCGAGACGGCCGAAGCGGTGCTCGAGAAGCTGCTGATCGGTGACGCCAAGCTGAAGCGCCGCGCCAAGCGGCTCCTGACCAGCTGCTACACCAACGCCATCGGCTGGTGGAAGCTGTCGTGGCAGCAGGGCCGGCCTGCCGACCCGCTGATCACCAATCGCATCAAGGACACCCAGGACAACCTGGCGCTCATCGAGCAGCAGAAGGCCGCGCTGGAGTCGCCCCACGCCGGCAACGATGCCGACCTGAAGGAAGCCGAGCTGCGCGAGACGCTGGCCGGCCTGCAGGTTCAGGCTGAGAAGCGCATCGGCCGCGGCCTCGCGCTGGACTTCGTGATGCCCGAGGACATGCTGGTGCTCGACCGGGGCATCTTCGAGATTCAGGACTACGAGCGCGCCGGCAAGCTGGCCCACGGCGTCTGGATGACGCGCGGCGCATTCGAGCGGGAGTTCGGCTACGACCCCGAGAAGGCGCGCGTTTACCGCGACAAGAGCGACGCCAACACCAGCGGCCAGACCCAGGCCAACGGCCAGGACAAGGACCGCGACAGCCAGCTTTTGCGCGTGTGGGAGGTGTGGGACCAGCACTCCAACCGCGTGCATACCGTCTGCATCGGCGACGAGGGCCTGTGCCGCGAGTCCTACTCGCCCGACTGGTGCGGCCAGCGCTGGTATCCGTTCTTCCTGCTCGTGTGGAACGAGGTCGACGGCTGCTTCATGCCGCCTTCCGACATCGACCTCACGCACGAGCTGGTCAAGGAGTACAACGAGACGCGCCAGGCGCTCGCCAAGGACCGCGACGACTCGCGGCCGTTCACGGTGGTGCGCAAGGGCGGCAGCTTGACGCCCCAGGACGTGGAGAGCATCCGCAACCGGAAAGGCAACGACATCATTGCGGTGGAGGGCGTTGGCGGGCAGGCCATCTCGGCCGACATCCAGAGCGTGCAGCTCGGGCAGATCGACCCGAACACCTACGACACCACGCAGGCCCGCTCGGACCTGGAAATGCTGCTGGGCGGCGGCGACGCTGCGCGGGGCAGCGTGCTCAAGGCGAAGACCGCCACCGAGGCGGAAATCCTCAGCCAGGGCCTGCGCGGTCGCAGCGCCGAGCGCACAGACGTCATCGAAGACCTGCTCAGCGAGGTGGGCGCGTATGCGCTGGAGGTGTGCCTGCGCAAGCTGACCCCCGACGAGGTGGCGCGCATCGCAGGCGAAGCCGCGGTGTGGCCGCAGCTCACGGCGGAAGAGGTGTTCGAGCAGGTCACCGTGCGCGTGCGTGGCGGCTCCACCGGCAAGCCTGACCGCCTGCAGGAGCAGGACCGCTGGACGAAGCTGCTGCCGGTCATCAAGGACACGGTGAAGGAGATCGTCGCCACGCGCCAGGCCGGCCAGGAACAGCTCGCGCAGATGGCCATTGCTCTGCTCAAGGAGACGCTGCGCCGCTTCGACGAGCGTTTCGAGATCGAGCGGTACCTGCCGGAGCCGGCTGCAGGCAAGCCGGGGCAAGACGGCCAGCCCGAGCAACCCCAGGTGACGCCGGAGATGGTGCAGCAGGCCCAGGAGCTTGTGCAGCAGCTGCAGGCCAAGGTGCAGGGGCTGGAGGGCGCCCTGGCCGACAAGAGTGCAGCCGATGCGCTGGCGCAGCAGAAGGCGCAACTGGAAGCAGACGCCAAGGTGCGTATTGCGGCTGTGACAGCGCCCATCGAGGCGCAGGCCCAGGCCGAGGTGGCGCGCATCAGGGCGGAAGCGACCGCCGCCGTCGACATGCGCCGCGCCGAGCTGGACGCGATGGCCGGCGCAGACGCCCGAGCCGTCGAGGCGCAGGGCCTGGAGGCGGTGAACCAGACCGTGGCCCAGCTTCAGGCCGGCCAGGAGCAACTGGCGCAGATGTTGGCTGCGATGGCGCAGGCCTCGGCGCAGCCCAAGCCGCGCATGAAGGTGCAGCACCTGGCGGGCCCTGACGGCGCCATTGTGGAGTCGCGGCTGGTGCCGGATGAGCCCGAGCAAGAACGAGAGGACTGAGATGCGAATCGAGTGCAAGACAACTTTTCTGGACGGGCCCGAGCGGTTCGAGGCGGGCGATGTGCGCACCGTTGACGACTTGCGCGCGCACCGCTTCATCGCGCACGGCTGGGCCGCCGAGGTGGGCCGAGACGCCGTGCCGCAGGCGGAAGGCGCCGTCGCGCTGGACATCAAGAACGCCCGCATGGGGCAGGGGGTGAAGCATGGCTAAGGCCGCAAACGATCTGGTGATGGATGCTGCGCTTGATGTGGTGGCCACGGCCACGCGCATGATCGCCTGCAGCGCGCAGCCGACCACGTTCACCGAGGCGAACGCTACCTTTGCCCTGGCCGATGTGACGATGGCCGGCGGGGACTTCACCAAGGCCAACGGCGACACCTCGGGGCGCAAGGTCACTGTGGCCGCAAAAAGTGGCGTGCTGATTGACACCACCGGCACGGCCAACCACGTGGCCCTGGTGCGGGTGTCTGACTCGACGCTGCTCTATGTGACCACCTGCACGAGCCAGGCGCTGACGGCGAACGGCTCAAACACGGTGAACTTCCCGGCCTGGGACATCGAGATCGGCGACCCGACCTGACGCCATGCCGGCCCTGCGCGTCGTCTACACCCGCAGCCGCAGCGTGCAATGAGCAGCCTTCTGGTCGCCGTCCGCTACAACGACCCGCACCTGTTCGGCCGCCTGGTGCGGCTGGCGCGTGGTGGCGATGGCTCGCACACCGAGGTGGCCGTGCCGCAGGGCGACGGCTTGTACTGGTGCGTGAGCTCATCGCAGATGGATGGGGGCGTGCGGCCCAAGACCATGCCGCTGCCGGCCGGCAAGTGGCGGCTGTACCAGACCGATGTGCCGGCCGAGCGCGCGCACGACTACCTGCGCAAGCGCGGCCACGAGGGCTACGGTTGGTGGCGCTTGGTGCGCTTCCTGCTGCCCATGTTCCGCCCGAGCTGGGGCGGCCCTATCTGCACCCAGGCCACGGCCGAGATCATCGGGCTGCCTGACCACGACTC